AATGTCTCGCTGAACCTGGTGCAAAAAGCAGGTCTCTTGGCAAAAGCCAAACATGGTTTACTTTGACCATGAAAATCATGAGATTCATGATTGAACCGATTCTCGCAAGAGACGGTCGAGCTCGTATCGGGCTCAGGTCGACCAATAAAATGTGGTCCTTTTTGAAATTCATTCAAAAGGTTTATGGGGGAAACCCCATATTCCAAAGCACTGACTACAGTGCTGCAACAGACTGGATTAGTCTGAAATTGCTTTCGGCAATTTGGGAGCCTATATTTGGGCTCATTGATAAGAACCATCCGTTCTTAATTTACAAGGACCTTGTAACTTGTCCACGTAGGCTCCATTTTGGGAAGAAATTCCTGGAATGTGAACCTCTGGACAAGACCCATCGATGTGGGTCTTTCATGGGAGAACCCATGAGTTTCATGAGTTTAACACTCATTAACCTCATAATTGAGGAAATTTCCAGTTTCTTCTGGAAGACAAAAGTACCATTGTACTCTATGCCAATCACGAATCTCGTGAGTAATGATCCCCTAGCAATTTGTGGGGATGACGTAGCCTCCCTACGGGAGGACGTCGAACATATTAAAATGTTTAAATCGGTAGTCTCCGATGTTGGTATGAAATTATCATACAAAGTCGGGTTTTCATCCCGTGTTCTCGTTTTTTGCGAGGATCACGTTTTACGTGATGAAAAAGGAAAAATCCTTTATATTGACGTGATAAAATCACGTCTCTTGACAACCATGTGTCGTCAACACTCCGAGAATAGGAGTTCGATCCTTGGTAAAGGTCGAATGCTGACTAATCAGCTTGATTACTTTGATGACAAAGTTATAAAAATCTTCATAATGGAGATATACCATCAAATATTTGATCGATCATATAATTATATGATGCAAAATATGAATTTACCATATTATCTCCCACCATCGTGTGGAGGAATGGGTTATCCCATTGAAGACAGCTTACTGCCGTCAAACTCCTATATGTATATAGGATATATCTATAGAATTTTAGATAATCCAAATATTATGGAGAAATATTTCGAGCTTCTCGAATTGTCGTCCCTCAATAAGAGGAACAAACACGGTATAGACAATACCGAAAATGTCCTTAAGACATTTAACCGACTCACAAGTAGTGAGTTCCCCCTCGTATTCCATGAAGGGGAGATTCTTGAATTTAAGAATCGAACAATCTACAAGGATGTAGATATTGGAAATACGATTTCCAAATTCGGGATAGAAGTCCCGCCTGACCCATACACTGGTGGGTTTGACCGTGATTCTTTACGGAATGAGGCCCAAAGGTATGGCCTAATCCCATTGACGGATTATCTCGAACAAATCGAGAGAACTCTTAATTTCCAAGAGTTTTTAAAGGATGACACCATCCTTCGTTCTCAAAGAACGTTTGAACAATGGGTTCAAAGATCTTCCAGATATTGGAAAAGATGCCTTTACGGCCTCAATACTCGAAAAAAGCTCGAGTTGGCAGCATACGGCCGCCAGAAATTCAAAAATTTGAATACGCTCGATAGAGCGGTACAACGGTCATTTGACGGTTATATCTACCCAGATACTTGGGTTTCACTGGCAGATGCCGGTCCAAGTCTTAGAATAGACTTCGCAGTCTTGAGAACAAGACCACAGAGAAAGTTTCTCAAATTCCGGGACACCGTTCCCGTTTCTGAGCCCTTCTCTCCGATTGAGTAATCGGTTACCCTCAAAGGGGTTTTTGCCAACATGCGAACATGTTAGTCTATTGAAC